GATAGGTTAAAAATATCCTTAAAGGAAGTTTTACAAATGGAAGAATGGGAGTATAATCATTGGCTTGGTTATCTTTTATTAGAACAAGAAGAACACCAAAAGGAAATGAATAAGGCAAGGCATAGATAATGGCACAAAATTTAGTATTAAATATATTAGCAAAAGATAAAACTAAACAAGCCTTTAATGGTGTTCGTGCTGGATTAACAAATTTAAGAAGTGCAGTATTTTCAGTTCAATCAGCTATCATTGGTATTGGTGGTGGACTAGCAGTTAAATCAATTTTAAATGTTGGTTCAACTGTAGAACAATTAAGATTAAGATTTGCATTTTTATTTAAAGGTGTAAAAGAGGGAGATAAAGCATTTCAAGGTTTAATTGATTTTGCATCTAAAGTTCCATTTTCATTAGAAGAAATACAAGCTGGTGCTGGTAACTTAGCAGTTGTTACTAAAAATGCAGAAGAACTAAACGAGATATTAAAACTTACTGGTAATGTTGCATCTGTAACTGGATTAGATTTTAGAACAACAGCAGAACAAATACAAAGATCATTCTCATCAGGTATTGGAAGTGCAGATTTATTTAGAGAAAGAGGTGTTAGAGCATTATTAGGATTCAAAGCTGGAGTTGAAGTTACAACAGAAGAAACTAAACAAAGATTTAGAGAATTATTTGGAGAGGGTGGGGAATTTGAAAAAGCTACAGAAGTTTTATCTACATCATTTACAGGAACATTATCAATGCTAACTGATAAACTATTTAAGTTTAGATTAGATACTGCACAAGCTGGATTTTTTGATTTTGTCAAACAAGGATTAGTTGAAGTTAATAAATTATTAGAAACAAACGAAAAAGTATTAGCTGACTTTGGTGCAAAACTATCTGCTGGTTTAATTGAAGCTACAAAACAAATTATAATAGGAAGTGCTGTTATTATAGAAGCAATAAAACCTGTTTTTTCTTTTGTTGGTAGATCATTATTAAATCTTTTTGATTTTTTAAGAAGTTTGCCTGATGGAGTTAGAACATTTGGTATTCTTGGTTTTTTAATGCTTGGTGGAAAAGGTAAAGCATTAGTTATTATTATTGGTGGATTTATTGATGAAATAAGATCAATGATGGGAGATTTCTTGATGGACTTTGCAGAGTTCAATCAAAAAATTTTAGAAGTAAGAAAATCATTGTTTTTAGTAAGTGATGAAAACTTTACAAAAATATTAAATCAAAACAATCAATTAGTTGGTATAGCAACCAATCTTAAAAAACCTATTAAAGAATATAGGAAAGAATTAGAAGCTACTAATGGTGGATTAGATGAAAGTATTAAAAAACTTAGAGGCTTTTTAGAAACTTTAGAAGATAAAGCAATAATCTCTGCTAAACAAGTTGAAGAAATATTAAATAGATTAAAAGGTTCTACTGAAGAAACTAAAAATATGGGATTACAATTAGGTAAAGTCAAAGATAATATTTTAGATGGATTTAAAAAAGATTTTGATTCAATAAATGAAACATTAGGTAAAATGGCTCAATCTGGTATCAAAGCATTTTCAAGAGGTTTAGCTGAATCATTAATTCTTGGTAAAGAATTAAACATGACAATGAAAGAAATAGCACAAAAACTATTAGTAGATATTGTAGCATTTACAGTTCAAATAGTTATTCAAGAAACAATTAGAAATGCACTTAAAAAAGATCAAGTAGATTCTGAAAAACAAATTACTAATGAATTAAGATCACAAACAACTGAAATGAAAAGACAAGCATTTTTAAGTTTATTTACTGGTGGTTCGGGTGGTGGAATACCTTTTATGGCAAATGGTGGTGCTGTATCTAAAGGCCAACCAGTTGTTGTTGGAGAAAGAGGTGCTGAATTATTTATTCCAAACCAATCTGGTCAAATAACACAATCTGCTAGAGGAACAGGTGGTGGTTCAACTACAGTTAATTTTAATATTAATACAGTTGATGCTTCAGGCTTTGAAGAATTATTAATTAGATCAAGAGGAACTATAACTCAATTAATTAATAATGCTGTAAATGAAAGAGGTAAGGAGAGTCTAATCTAATGGCTGGTTCATTTCCAATATCTAATGCTAAGTTTGAATCTTTAGGAATTAGATCAATTCAAAATACAATTATTTCTAAAACTATTTCTGGTAAAAAACTTGCTAGACAAATAGATGGCCAAAGATGGGGTTTTACTGCTAGAATAATCACAGCAAAAAGAAGTGATGTTTATGGCGAACTTATGGCATTTATTATTAAACAAAGATCAGGCAAAGAAAACTTTACAATAGTGCCACCAGAAGTCGAAGATGCTAGAGGTACAGCTAGTGGTATTCCAACTGGTACAGCAAGTGCTGGAGATACATCAATTACATTAGGTGGTACAGGAACAGGCACATTAAAAGCTGGAGATTTTATTAAATTTGCTAATCACGATAAAGTTTATATGGTCGTTGCAGATCAATCAGATATTTCAACAGGCTCACTTACTATTGAGCCACCTTTAACTACAGCAGTTTCTTCATCAAATATAACTTTTGACAATGTTGCATTTACTGTACATTTTACTAACGATATTCAAGAATTTGGAGTTGTTGGTGCAGATAAAGATGGTAATGCTTTATATCAATTTGAATTTGATGTAGAAGAATCTCTTTAATGAAAAAATATAAGATAGTACACAGAATAAGTGCCGACTTTATTGCAGAAGCTATTGTAAATGAAGATGAAATAGATATTTCAATAAATGATCTTAAAGAATACAAGAAACCTAATAGCAAATTTGAATATACTATGTTAAAAGGTACAGAAAGTGTAACTCAAACTAACTACGAATTATATGACGAGAAGCCTAACAACAGCGATAAAGAACCAATTAGCAACAAATGATATTAGACCAATACATCTTATCACTATTGGGTTCAGTACTCCTGTTAATATTACTGATTGTTCCTTTTCGCTAACATCATCAGTTTCAGGCTCATCTGTTACTTACAACGCATCAGATCATCTAATAGGCATATCAGATTTTGCAGAACAAATAGATGTAAGTAAATCTAGTATCAAATTAAGTTTATCTGGTGCAGAACAAACTTATATTTCATTAGTATTAAATGAAAATGTTATCAATAGTGAAGTAACTATTTATAGAGGATTATTAGATGATGATAATACTATCGTTTCTGACCCTTTTTTACTTTATAAAGGAAACATTGAAAACTTTGAAATAAATGAACAACCTAAAACAAGTTCATTAACATTATCTATCGTATCACATTGGGCTGACTTTAATAAAAAGAATGGCCGTAAAACAAATAACACATCACAACAAAGATTCTTTAGTACAGATGTTGGTATGGATTTTGCATCTCAAACAGTACAAGATATTAAATGGGGTAGAGAATAATGTTCGATATTATTTCATTATATAGAAAATATCCAAAATATAATAATTTACATGATGTTGATTTACAACATTATTTAAAACCAAGCATATATTTAAACCAATATAAAAAACATTATGATAATGATAAATTAATTGGATTTACTAATTGGGCTTACTTATCTGATAATGCTTATAATAATTTTAAACAAACAGCTAAAATAAAATATACTGAATGGAACTCAGGTAATAATTTAGTATTTGTAGAATTTATTGCTATTAAAAATGTTAGAAGAATTTTTAAGTGGTGTATTAATATGGCTAATAAATTTAAAGGAATTAAAGATTATTTTACTTGGTTAAGAGTAGAAGATAATCAAATTAAAAGAATAATAATTAAGGATATATAATGGGTGGTGTAGTTAGTTCAGTTGTAGATGCTGGTAAGAAATTTGTAGGAACTGCAATTAGTGTAATTACAGGTGCAAATCCTTTGGTATCTTTAGGTATCACTTTATTTTTATCATGGGCATTAAGACCAAAAGTTCCTGAAATACAAGATTTTGGAACTAACCAATTTGATGACTTTGAAAGAGGATTATTAATTAACAAACAATCTAACGACTCTAATATTCCTGTAATCTATGGAGAAAGATTAACAGGTGGAACTAGAGTGTTCATGGAAACTTCAGGAACAGATAACACTTATCTTTATATGGCAATCGTTATGGCAGAGGGAGAAATTAACGATATAACAGAAATAAGAGTAGATGATAAAGTTGTTACATTTGCTAGTAGCTTATCAGATGGTACAGCAGTTGAAGTAGATAGTGGCGATAGTAATTTTTATAAAGCTGACCCAACAGTAGAGGGTTCGAGTGCAGAAAGTTTAATTAGATTAGAGCCTCATTATGGAACTGATGGCCAATCAGCATCAACTTTATTATCAACATTATCATCATGGGGAAGTAATCATAAATTATCTGGTCTTTGTTATTTAGCTATAAGATTCAAATGGAATTCTGACGCATTTACAGGTATTCCAAAAGTTCAAGCTAAAATACAAGGTAAAAAAGTTAGAACTTTTAATGCAAGTCTAGTAGAACAATCAGCAAGTTATCAAACTAATCCAGCATGGTGTTTATTAGATTATTTAACAGATACAAGATACGGAAAAGGATTACAAGATTCAGAAATAAATTTACAATCTTTTTATGATGCTTCAGTAATTTGCGAAACTCAAGTAACACCATATTCAGGTGGAAGTGATATTAATATTTTCGATATAAATACAGCTTTAGATACTTCTAAAAACATAATAGAAAATGTTAGAGAGTTATTAAAAGGTTGTAGAGGTTATCTGCCTTATAATGCTGGTAAATATAATTTAATTATAGAAACAACAGGCACAGCATCAATTACATTAACCGAAGATGATATTATAGGTGGTTATTCATTATCAACCCCACCTAAGAATGAAAGATATAATAGAGTTATAATTGGATTTGTAGACCCTTCTAGAAATTTTCAAGTAAATGAAATTCAATGGCCACCTATAGATGATTCGGGATTACCAAGTGCAGATCAACATTCAACCATGAAAGCACAAGATGGTGGATTTTTACTTGAGGGAAGATTTAATTTCACAACAATAACAAGTCAGTATCAAGCTGAAGAAATGGCAGAAGTTATTTTAAGAAGATCAAGAGATGCTTTATCTTTAGGTCTTAATATTAATTTTAATGCTTATGATTTAGCAATAGGAGATATTGTAAATATTACACACAGTTCTATGGGATTTAGTGCTAAACCTTTTAGAGTCATTGGTATTACATTTAATCAAGATTTTACAATAGGATTATCTTTAGTAGAGCATCAAGATTCACATTATACTTGGGCAACAAAAACACAAGCAACAGCAGTTCCAACAACTAATTTACCTAATCCATTTACTATTCAGCCACCAGCAAGTGTTACATTAGATGATACTTTAATTGAATATAATGA